CGGCCCGAGGGTGGGCCGAGTTGGTTTATCAGCGCAGCGGGGTTTGGCAATGAAGCATGAAGAGCGTAAAGCCCGGGCCGAGATCGTCTTCGAGGCTATGGCGAACGGTGAGAGCATGCGTCAAGGTTGCATCATGGCAGGCATCTCATCGGCGGCTTTGATGAAATGGGTGGCCCAGGACGAAGAGATGCGTGAGCAATATCGCGTAGCGCGTGAAGACCTGATCGACCACATGGCGGACGAGCTGATGCAGATATCCGACGAGCCTGTCGGCATGGATGACAACGGCCGAACTGACTCAGGTGCCGTTGCGAAGCAGAAGCTCCAGGTCGACACCCGCAAGTGGGTTCTCTCCAAGCTGGCGCCCAAGAAGTACGGCGACAAGGTCGAGAACACGATCGTCGGCGATGTAGAGAAGCCGCTGGTCATCAACTTCGTCGAACCGCCGGAACGCGATGTCGATTAACCTACCGATCAAGGCCCAGGCACTCCTGCGGCCAAAACGATTCAAGGTCATCCGCGGCGGCCGAGGCTCTGCGAAATCGCACACCGTGGCCCAGATACTCCTGGCCCTCGGCAAATCGAAACGGCACCGCATTCTGTGCTGCCGAGAGGTACAAAAATCCATCAAGGCATCAGTCCATCAGCTGCTGCGCGACAAGATCGAGCAGATGGGCTTGCAGTCGTTCTACCAGGTACTCGACACCGAGATCCGCGGCGCGAACGGAACCCAATTCCTCTTTTCCGGCCTGGCCGATCACACCGTCGATTCGATAAAAAGTCTCGAGGGAGTGACGATCGTCTGGATTGAGGAGGGACAGACGATTTCGAAGAAGTCGCTCGATCTTCTGATCCCGACGATTCGAACCGAAGGCTCTGAGATCTTCATCACGTTCAATCCGGAGCTGGACACGGACGAGGTGTGGAAGCGGTTCGTAGCAGAGCCGTCAAGCGATACCGTCGTCATCGAGATGAACTGGCGCGACAACCCATGGTTTCCCCAGGTACTCGAGGAGGAGCGCATCAAGTGCAAGACACGCGCACCGGACGACTATGACACGATCTGGGAAGGCAAGTGCCGGCCGACCGTGGTGGGCGCCATCTGGGCCCGGGAAGTCGAGCAGCTCATGGCCCAGGGCCGTTACCGACCCATGGCCTACGATCCGATGCTGCAGGTCCATACGGTGTGGGACTTGGGCTGGGCGGACAGTATGACGATATCCTTCGTCCAGCGGGCCGCGTCCGAGGTCAGAATTATCGACTACATCGAAGACTCCTTCCGGACCCTGGAAGACTATGTCCGGGACATCAAGTCCAGGCCGTGGAACTGGGGCTACGATTGGATTCCACACGACGGCCGGGCCAAGGACTTCAAGTCCGGCAAGAGCACCGAAGAGATGCTGCGGATGATGGGCCGCAACCCGATGATCGTGCCGCAGATCGGCATCGAGGAGGGCATCAAGGCGTCGCGCCTGGTCATCCCGCGGATGTGGCTCAACAGCGAGAAGTGCGGCCGAGTGCTCGAGCATATGAAGCGGTATCGCCGGACCATCAACCCGCAGACCAATCAGCCTGGTGCCCCACTGCACGACGAGCACAGCCACTGCGGTGACAACATCCGGTACCTGTCCGTGGTCATCGATCAGATCACCAACGAGGCTTACACCGCGCCGAACGTGCCGGTGCCCCATTTCGACTCAACGATTGGATACTGACATGAAGCCAGTTAGACGCATTGCCCAGATCGTCGCAACGGACCCAGTCCGCCTGATGCCGATCCTCGACGAGATGATGCCGAAGGGCAAAGTCCTGGGTAACCAGCCCAAGCCGGTGATCATGAAGATCCTGGCCAGACTCGAGCAGGCAGCGTTCTGGGTGAATGGCGCCCATTGCCAGACCATCATGCTGCAGTATCGGGGCAGCAAGCCGATCGATGTGGCCGGGTTCGACCCAGCTGACTGGCTGATCGGCGACCTGGGCGAGGGCCGTCCGCCGGTGCCTGGTAAGCCATTCGAGGAGGTCTGCCCGGACTGTGGCCAGGCGATCCGACACCCGTCACAACTGCGAGCCGTTTGACGGGGCTGCGATAAAACGCGGGGCATCTAACCAGAAGGCCCCGCCATGCAAGACTTCGTCCAAGACCCTTACGTTGATCCAGAAGAGGAAGCACGCCTCGAGCAGGAGCGCATCATCGAACGGCTTGAGATGCTTGGGGGTCGCCTTCAGGTCAAGCTGAAAGACTACATCGGCCAGCGCGAACCGATCGAGCGCCGAATGATCGAAGACATGCGTCAGTATCACTGCCGCTACGATGCCGATACTGAGGCCCAGATGGCGGACGCGAAGAACAACCGGTCCAAGGTCTTCGCCAACATCACCCGCAGCAAGACCAACGCCGCCGAGGCCCGCATCAGCGACATGCTGTTCCCGGCTGACGACAAGAACTGGTCCATTGGCCCGACGCCGATCCCTGAGTCGTCCAAGGAAGCCCAAGGCTTCGAAGGTCAAGCAGCACAGAACCAGGCACTGGCACCCCAGCAGATGCCGGGCATGCCACAACAGGCGCCCGCAGATCCGGAAGCCATGGCCAAGAAGGCAGCGCAGGGCATGACCCGCGTCATCGACGACCAGCTCAACGAGTGCCAGTACAACATCCAAGCCCGACGCATGATCCACCAGGCCGCTGTGCTTGGGACCGGCGTCCTGAAGGGCCCGATCATCGTATCGAAGCGCGATCGCAAGTGGGACAAGATGGACGACCCGGCTACCGGCCAGAGCGTCCGTGTCCTGCAGATCGACAACCGCACCGCCCCTGCCGTCGAGTGGATCGACGTCTGGAACTTCTTCCCGGACCTCTCGGCCAAGACGGTCGAGGAGTGTGAAGCGATCTATGAGCGCAAGTTCATCTCCCGTCGCCAGCTCAAGGAGCTTGCACGTCGCCCGGGCTACCTGAAGGACCAGATCGCCAAGGTGCTGGAGAGCGGCCCGAAAGAATACTCAACCACGTCCGACCACCTCCAGAAGATGCGCGAGATCGCCGGCATCACTGGCGTGCAGGACGACACCCGCTTCGAACTGTGGGAGTACCACGGCCCGGTGGATACCGAAGACCTGCGTGCCTGCGGCTGCGACGTGGAAGACGACGATGTCTTTGCCGATCGCGAGGGCGTGGTCATCTTCATCGGCGACGTGGTCATCTTTGCAGACATCAACCACCTCGAGACGGGCGAGCGCCCATTCGCGGTATGGAACTGGGAAGAGGACGAGAGCTGCATGTTCGGCTACGGCGTGCCGTACCTGATGCGGACCCCGCAGCGTATCCTGAACTCAGCCTGGCGCATGATGATGGACAACTCCGGCACAGCTGTCGGCCCGCAGATCGCGGTCAAGTCGTCCAAGGTCCAGCCGTCCAATGGCAAGTGGGCCATCGAGCCTATGAAGCTGTGGTTCATCACGGACCCGAACATCCCGGTCAATGACGCCTTCGCCACGTTCGACATCAACAGCCATCAAGGTGAGCTGGCCAACATCATCCAGATCGCCAAGACGTTTGCCGACGAGGAAACCAACCTGCCGATGATCGCCCAAGGCGAGCGCGGCACCGCACCCGACACCGCAACCGGCATGTCCATGCTGATGAACGCGGCCAACACGGTCCTGCGTCGCATGGTCAAGGCATTCGATGACTACATCACGAAGCCCATGATCACCCGGTTCTACGACTACAACATGCAGAACCACCCGGACGAAGCCGTCAAGGGCGACTTCGAGGTCGATGCCCGGGGCACCACGGCCCTGCTGGTCAAGGAACTCCAGACCCAGCAGCTCATGGCCTTCGGCAACTTCTACGCACACCCGACCTTCGGGCCGATCCTCGCACAGAAGGCACCGAACATGCTGCGCCGCATCGCCGAGTCGCTCCGCCTGTCTCCGGACGACGTCATCCCGACCGACGAAGAGCTCCAGCAACAGCAGGCCGCTGCGGCACAACAGCCAGCACCGATGCCACCGCAGCTGCAGGTCGCCCAGATCCGCGCCGAGGCCGAGATGAAGCGTGCCGAGTACCAGGCAAGCGCCGACCAGAACGACATGAACGTGCGCCTCCAGCTGGCCCAGCAGGACTACCAGTACAAGATCCAGGCGCTGCAGCTCGAACGCGAGATCGAAATGCTGCGTTTGGCATCCACCAAAGAGCTCACGCTCGAGCAGATCAAGGCCAAGCTGGCCGACACCACGATCAAGGAAACCAGCAAGAAGCAGCTGTTCTCCGCTGAGCAGCAGCTGAAGATGCAGACCGGAAGTGGCATCTGATGGCTGACTACAGCGAGCGCGAACTCTACCCCGGGGAAGAGTCGTTCTTCAAAGAGCGGCAGGACGTCGGTGGGATGATCGCTGAAGACGGCAAGGTAATCATCAACCCGTACTCGAAGCTATCGGACGACGAACGTCAGGCCGTATTCCAGAACGAGAAGTCCCGCCACTTAATGCGAACCGGCGCGGTAGAACGTCCGACGTTCGACATCACCGACCGGCAGCGCGAGTTCTTCGGGAAAGTGCAGGCCGGCGGAAAGTACGGTAGCGATCAGGACATACGCGAGACCATCGCTGCTCGTGTCCTGACCGGAGATCCTAGCGCACAGGACGCTACGCAAGAGCAGCTGGCCTATGCAAAAAAGACATTGGCCGAGGCACTGGCCACGCAGCGCAAGGGCCTTATCAACCGGAAGTGGTAGCCCTAACCATTTGACGGGGGTGGCGTATGGTCCGCCCCATGATTGATCCGAACGACAAGACTTGGCACGCAGTAAAGGAGCACGTCGAGGCGCGATTGAAGGATGCGGTGTCCGCACTCAAGAGCCCCAAGACGGACTATCCCGATACCCAACGACTGCGCGGGCGGATAGAAGAATTGGAGGGCCTGCTGGCTCTGGCGCCGATCCACGAAGTGGAAGCGGTTATCCCGGCAGACTCCCCTAGCTATTGATTAACTTCCCCGAACAGGGGTTGTAACGGCTCGAACAGGATCCCAACCTGATCGCATACGGGAGATCACAGTCCCGGGCGAGATCCCAAAAACGCGAGCCCAGTCAAACATAACCTTTGTCTCGCCGGATATCGTAATCCACACGTTGTTCTTCTTGTTCCGGCTCTGCTCGTGCGTCGTCGCCCATCGGCAGTTTTCTGGGGAGTACCCCTTGGAGCTGTCGATCCTGTCGATCGAGGTTCCATCTGGCCTCGGGCCCATGTCCGCAAAAAATTGCTCGAAGGAGTTTTCCCACGCTTCGCACACCCGGACTCCTAGAGCCCCGTACCTTGGGTAGCTCGTATCGGAAGGACTGTTGCATCGTCTTTTTATGGCGCACCACGTCCGGTACTCAGGAGTGTCTTTCATTCCATGGCGCAGGTTCCCGGTGTGGCTGGTACATCCGCACGATTGATCCCCGCCTTTGTTCAGGTTTGACGTGCTTCGTACCGTCTCACCTCCGCAGGCGCATCTGCAGAGCCACAGGCTCTTGCTGTGGTCGCCTTTACCAGCGAAGCCAACAACCGTCAGACGGCCGACAACAAGCCCAACTAAGTCAGTCTTTTTCATTTCGTTCATCTCCGAAACAGGTCATCAGGAAGGAGCAACGGAAACCGGTGATGACGCCGGCTTTCGGGCTGCAGACCCTATCCGTTGCAGCAATAGTCTAGCACGGACCATTTGACGGGGGTGGCGTATGGTCCGGCCCATCACAAGATTTACAACACACTGGAGTAGCGCAATGACAGAAGAAATTATCGAGGCCGCTGTCGTAGAGACGGCCGCCGAAGATGATGAATTCACACGAGCCTTTGCAGAATTTTCTGGATCCAGAGACGTCCCTGATCAGGATGAAGCTGAAACCGAGGAAGCTCAACCAGAGGTAGAAGAGCAGACCGAACAACCCGAAGCGATCGAGCAACAGGTTGGTGAGTCCGACAAGGATTTTGAGACGCGCCTACGCGCCGCCGAAGAGGCCGCAGCGACATGGGAGCACAAATTCAAATCCGAGGTGGGTCGCCAGACCGCTCTGCAACGGAAAGTAGGCGAGCTCGAAGCGCAGCTCAAAGAACGGCCCCAGAGCCAGCAGGCGCAGCGGCAGTACAGCGAACGCATGCAGGGTCTGATGAGTGATTTCCCGGAAATCGCTCAAGCCCTCCAGGAAGAACTGGAGACGCAACTGGCCACAGTACGGGAAGAGGTGCAGCAAGCCGTTGCACCGATGAAACAGCAGGAAGAGCAACGTCAGTACGCAGCTGAAGAGCAGCAGGTCATTGCGAAGTACCCGGAGTTCGCACAAACGGTTAATACCCGCGAATTTCTGGAGTGGT